GCGCAGGGCGCGCTGCTCGCCGCGCGCATCCGGCCCGGCGAGCAGCGCGCCCTGCGCTGATCCCTCAACGGCCGCGCGCCCGATCGGACTACCGATCAACTGTGCGACGGGCCCCATACGCGCTGCCCGAGTGAGTGTCGCCACTCCAGGGCCCATCCCCATCGTCATGGCCGCAGTGATCGCCGCTTCACCTAGTACGCTCCCGACAGCCCCGCCCTTCTTCGCGAGCAGATCGCGGTCCAATCGTGCGGCTTCGCGCAATTCCTCGTCGGACTTCAGCCCGAGCACGTTGCCGATCTGTCGGCCCACGTTCACCGCGCCGCGCCCGAGTCCCTCCCAGGTGTTGCGTGCCCCGGACTGTCCGGCACTCGCCCCATACCGCGCGCGGAATTCGGGCGACTCCGGATCGTACTCGGCCGGGTTCTCGCGCTTCAGGCCGTGCGCGGGCGCGGGCGCAGCCGCAGCCGCAGCCGCAGCCGCCTCGCCACCGTACTGCGACTGAATGTGCGCGAGCGCCTGTTCCTGCGTGCCTTCGCCCGTGACGCGGAATTTCCGGCCGTCCGGTGCGGTGATCAGATACGTCGGCACTTACCGGACTTCCTCGACCTGCCACGAGCCGGATGCTCCGGATGTGCGCGGTGGTTCGGTGCCGTAGTTCGCATACACCTGGTCAACCCGATCGTTCTGCATCTGCGTGGCGCGCTCGATCAATTCACGCGCTTTCTGCAATTGCTGCAATGCGAGTTCGTTATCGTTCTGTATGTCCTCACCGATCTCTGAATTCCACGCGCGCTGCGCATCGCCCTCGGTCTGCACACCCTTGGCCAGCAGCAGATAGTTGTTGCGGAGCTTTTCAAAGGTCTGCTTGATGTCCGCATAGGCGCGCGACTCAGGACTCGATTCGCCTGCGACATTGCGCCCGCGAGCGATCAGGTTCCTGACCGGCCCGAGCTTGACTTCGCCCCGCCGAATCTTCGAGATCGAACGATCGATCAGGGTGCGCGACTCTCCGGTAGCGGCCATCGCCTGTTTCGCATCGTCGACCAGCTTGAGCGCGCCCACCGGCAGCGGCTTACCTGGAACCGGCCCCGGCACCTGGCGCAGCCGCGCCTCCTCGCGAAGGCGCGCGATCTCCAGCCCGTGCTGTCGCCGGTCCGACTCGACCGCAATGCGCGCCGCTTCGTCGCGGCCGATCTGCGCAGTCTCCCGGTTGAACAGGGCGTCCGGCGACACCTGCGGGCCGAGCGCCGCGAACTGATCGAGAACCATCTCGAAGTCCGGCGCGTTCACGTCCACCTGCCCCGGGTCAATCCCGGCTTCAGCAAACGCCCGCGCATAATTCGGGTTCTGCAACGCGCTCGCCACGAACGCGCGCGGATCCCGCTGGCGCTGTGCGAACTGCGCGATCGCGCCGAGTTCTCTGACCGCTGCACGTTGCCGCTCGCTCGCAGCCTGCTCGCGCGCCATGGCGTTCGACTGCTCGACCTGCTGGCGCGCGAAGGCGTCGCGCTCCGCAAAGAGCGCGTTCCTGCGTTCATCGGCCGCCCTCTCGCGCTCGGCGAGCGCGTTCTGCCGCTTCAACTGATCGACGCCGATCGGGTCCGGGAAACTCGGGCGCAGCATGCTCGTGACCGGCGTAAAGGTCGGCATCAGGCGTTCCCCGCGGTATACGCGCTGCCCGCAGGCTTGCGACGGCGGAAGTAATCCCACGCATCGAACGCGCCGGCGAGGCCCTGTCCCAAGGCGTTATACCGCCCGGCGATACCGGACGCTCGGGCATCCCCGCCCGCCATCAGTGCGTTACCGATGTTGCTCGCGTTCACCTGTCCGAGCGCGCCGAGATTCTGTGCGCTCGACTGACCGACGCCAGCGAGTCCCGCCTGTCGGTTCCACCAGTTCGTATACGACTGATCGGCGAGGTTCGCGTTATACTCGGTGAGCGCGCGCAGTGCGTTGCCGGAGAGCGCGCCACCCCGTGCGGCAGCGCTCTGTTCAACCCCGCGCTGCCCCTCGGTGCGGATGAACTCGTAGCCTGGATCCGTCGTGAACGCGGTCGGATCCTGCAAACGCGCGAGCGCATTACGACCCGCGTCGAGCCACGGCATCTGATCCGAGCGCGTCAGATCGAACTGCCGACGCTGTTCGGCAATCGCGGCCTGCGCCGATTTGGTCTGCTCTTTCGCGGCTTTCCTGGCCCCACTGGCACCCAACAGACCGCCGACGACGTTTCCGACTACGCTGCCCATAGTTCCTCGTACACGTGAAGATCAAGGCGCGTCGCACCGCGCGGGTACGCGCCGTGAATCACCCCGGTCTGCTTGAACCCCATCAGGCGCGCGAGCGCGATCGCCGCACGGTTATCGGCCGGGATCATCGTGAACAGCGTGACCGCCGATCCGACGATCTGCCGCAGTCGCGTGAGAGCAGATCGTGCGGCCAGCACTGCCGCCTGACGATGGCGCGGATGCGCGGCAACGTGCACGTTGAACGCGCACGCGTTCGCCGGCTGCGCTGCGAGAAACAGAATCGTTCCCGGCGCGTGCGCAGCGACGTACACCGATCCGGGAATGTGCGGGAACTCCTCGAATTCGGAATACCACTCGCGCACGCCCGGCTCGCGCAGCAGATCCTCAAAGAGCTCTGGCGCGATCTGGACTACTTCGAAATCCACCCGCCGCTTTCCTTCACATACAGCGTCGTGCCGGTTCCGCCGTCCGTACGCGTGTACAGATCGCCCACCACGCCGAGACTCGCCGCCGGAACACCCGCGCCGCGATACGGGAGCGTGTAGCCGCCGAGTCCCTCGCGGATGAACCGATCGAACCATTTGCGATCCCACCGCTCCGGGATACGCAGCGGAATCTCGGTAATCGGCGTCAGCTTCGGCATGGCGTCGCGTATACCGTCGCGTCCTCGATCGTCACCGGGTTCGGGTCCGCGAACCGTAGCCGGAACGAGCGCTCACGACTGGAGCCGAGCCGCGTCCAAAACACCCTCGGCCGCTCCCCGATCAACCCGAGCGAAGCCTCGGCGCGAGAACCTGCCACGCGAAAATTCGTTCCGCCGTCATCGGAGAGGTACAGGGTCACGCTCGGGCTCGCGAGCGCGCCCGTCTGCGCCTTCGTCGCCCGATAGCGCACTTCCAGCCGGTCGAACACGAGCCGGTGCGCCTCGTCGTAGACGTTCCCAAACTGCACGTCGTCGGTACGGAACGCGCCCTCGAACTCGGCAACCGTCGCGTTGGTCAGATACCCGATCGCCCCGTCCGAAATGCGTTGCACGTACACGCGCTGGTAGGCTTCCGCCGCGCCAGTCACGCGCCAGTCCGCCGCCCCTTCGCTCTTCCTCTCGTGCCAGGTGTCCGTAGTGGCGTCGTACACCCACGTGGCGATCCCCGGGAACGTCAGCGCATAGCACAGGTGCCCGTTCCACGAGTACGCGAACCCGTAGGCGTTCGTCACGGTCGCATAGGACCGGATCGCCGTCTCGACGCCGTGCTGGCTCACGCGCAGCGGGGTCGCCCCCTGCAGGCGACGCACCGTCAGATCCGAGGCCAGCCAGAAGGCAGAATTGTCCTGCTTGGCGAAGGACTGCCCGGCGGCGAGGCCGAGCTCGATCACCCCAGTCGACGGGGAACGCTCGAACGGAAACGCGCTCGACCCGGCGTTGTACCACGCCTCGATCGTCTGCGTGCCGCCGAGCAGGATCTCGCGATGGTCCACGATCAACCCCACGAGCGGGTCAGGCGAACTCTCCGCCGTGGCAAAATTCAGGTCCGGCCACGAGAGCGCATTCTGGAGCGCCGAACTGGCGAACTGTCCGGTCGTCCCCGTGCGCGTACCGATCACATACCCGTCGAGCGCGGCGATCGTGGAGATGTTCACGGCCGCTGTCGTGATCGCACCGGGGGCCGTGAACACGTGGACTTTGTTGTCCGAGCAGATCGCGAGCTGCGAAGCGTTTTCCGCCCACGTCACGCGCTCCACACCCGGAACGATCCCGACCGTGGTCGCCGCACCCCCCGCATTGACCGTGATCAGCGAGGTGCCGCACACCGCGTACAGCGTGTCCTTGAACACGTACAGCCCGCGCCCTGGACCGAGCGCCGGCGAGGACGCCGTCACGATCCCGGGCGCGCGCGTGACCTCCACCGGAGCCTTCGCCTCAGGCGGCGCAGCTTCCGTGTAGCAGTTGATCAGTCGCGCCGAGGACTGCGGCTGATACGAATGCAAAGGCAGGGGCAGCCTCACTCCAGCGAACCCCAGCTGTTCAGGTGCGAGGCCGTCGGCGCAGTGCCCTCGAGACTCACCGGCTCGACGTGCACCGAACGCTTGCGTACGACGCGCAGTGCCTCAGCGTACTCGGCGGCCAGCTCCGGAGTGACCGGCTTGTCGTAGTGCTGAGAGATCTCGACCGCGAGCGCGGTCTTGATGGCGCGCTGCGCCCACCGCTCGGCGTAGACCGTCTCGGTACCGCTCTCGATCGTCGAGTACCCAACGTCGACCCCTTCGCCCTCCCACTGCGACATCAGGTCGTTCAATGTCTCGATGTGCTGCTCGACCTGCTCGGCCGTCGGCGCATCGAAGTCGCCGACAATGGACAGCCGACGCAGCACGCTCGCAATCAGTTCCGATGCGGTCATGATGACCTCAGGAGAAGGGGCCGGTGTGAAGTCCCGGCCCCGTGAGCCTTAGGCGTCAGCGTGGACCCGGCAAGCGAGCTGCGGACGCAGCGCGGCACTGCCGAACAGAATGTCCAGCCGACACGGGAACGAACGATCCGAGATGCTGAAGTCACGCACGACCGAGACGGAAATGCCGTCCACCGTCGCTCGTGCCGCCATGTCGGTGCCCTGCGGCAGCGGCAGATCCGCCGTCGCGAACGTGAACGCATCGCGATAGAACGCGAGCGACCCGTTCAAGAGCTCCGATGCACCCGCGCCGACCTTCACGACCGCCGAATTGTCGGCCACCGTGTTGGACACGTTCTGCAACGCGCCGGTCGCAACAATGGCCGGCGAGATCGCGAGCGAAGTCGCCGACGGGCCCGCGTTGGCCGTGATGACGAACCGCTGAAGCTGCCCGGTCGAGACCTTCGTCTCCGGATGCACGCTGTTGACACCCGCGAAGGTGATCACGTCACCCACGAGGAACGTGGTGGTTCCGGTATCGACCGTGATGGTCGCACCGGACTGCGTCGCACCGTTGCTCAGGTAGCCCGTGGTCTTCGCCGCCGTGCCGGTCGTGTGATCCGAGAAGATCGTCGACTCTTTCACATTGAAGCCCTGAATGAGGCCGAGGCTGCCTTCCTCGTACGCTTCCTTGATCTGCGTGGACGAGTGGAACAGGCCCTTGGTCGCGTTCTGGTACTTCGTGGTATGGGTCGGCGAGAGGATCAGCGTCCGCTTGTCGAGCGGGGCCAGGTTCTCCGTGAGCTGCTGCCGGGCCTGCGAGACGTGCGTGAAGTCGAACGCTGCCGCATCGCCATCGACGATGTTCCACACCTTCGTGTAGAGATTCTGGAACGTCACCGCCTCGACGGCCGCGCCGAGCACGGACACGGCCGGGTCGATGATCCGATCGCTGAAGTCATCCAGCGACAGCGTGAGTTCCTGAGACGTGAAGGCCAGGTCCACGCCACGGACCGTCGACACGGCCAGATCAACCTTCTGCTCGATCGTGTCCTGCGCGGCATACGTGATGCCGCTTCGCACGGTGTACTGATTCGGCATGCGAATCCGCAGGGTGTCGCCGATCTTGCGGCCCTGACGGCCGAATTCCTCGTCGTACTGGCGGTTCATCGAGTTGATGAAGTTCATCTTCTGGTGCAGCACCATCGCGGCCTTGCGCGTGATCTGCGAAATGGTCAGGAGTGTGTTCGGAATGGCTGCAAATACCTTTGAGTAGGCGCAGCGGGATCACCGCTTGCGCGCGAGTCGTTTCCTTTCCATCGCCACCCACTCCGAGTCACTCAGCGCATCGCCGCTGGAATCCGTCGTACGGACCCGTGGGGCGGCTTCGGTCGCTTCGATCTGAGGCGGGGGCGGCGGGGCCTGACTGACTTGGGGTTTCGGCGCAGGCGGCTTCGCGGACACGGCTCGCTCGGTCGCCAGTCGCGCTTCGAGTCGCACGAGTTCCCGCGCGGCCTGCACGGCAGGCAGTCGC